CACAGCCTTTCTGACAATTACCACAGGGGTTTATGTCAAAAATATTATATCATTTAAAGTGATAAAAGTAAATATCAAATATAAAGGAGGTGTAGCAAGTGACAACACAAATAAATGTTGATACAAAAAGTATATTAGATGACATACAAAAAATACTTATGAATTTAGATAGGATTAATGAAGAGACAACCAAGTTAAGATTTATAGGGATAAAGGAATTAAAAGAAGCTTTAGGATGTAGTCTAGCAACAGCACAAGAGTATTTTAATATGCCAGATTTTCCAGCAACAGATTTTCCAAAAGAAAAGAAGGCAGAAATAAATGCAGTAATAAAATTCTTTAGTGTACCAAGGAGGAGATGATGAAGATGTTTTTAATATTAACTTGTATAACAAAAATGATACTTATGCAAGTACCAAATATGATTATACTACTAGCACTACACACAGCAATATATCAAGTGACTGGTGTTAGTATTTATAATAGGCTCAAAAGAGCATTAATGAAGTAGAAAGGGGTGATATGTATGCAAGAAAAAGAATTAAGACTAGACTTATTGAACTTTTTTGATGATTTAGATGAAGCAATAATGAGAGGACAATATGATACAGCAAGAGAAGACATAGAAGAATATAGACAATATATAAAAGATACAACAAAAATAGAAGCTGACCATGACCAAATAATCTAGCTTCTATTATATAGATGATACATAAATTCATCATCTATATTATAGCAAAAATAAAGTTAAAAAGCAAATATAAAAATGGGGTTGATGATAGATGAGCTATATAGACTATATTAATGCATTTGAGAGATGGCTCGAAACTAATTATTTGCCAAGTTTAGCACAACTATTGTATTATAAAATTTTAGGTATATTCAATAGAGCTGGGTGGAGCGAATGGGTTACAGTAGATAACTGTCGATTAATGGCATTAGCACAAATAAGTAGTGAAAAAAGTCTAATTAAGCATAGAGATATTTTAATAGAGAATAATTTATTAGAATATCAAAAAGGTAAAAAAGGAAAACCCAATAAGTATAAATTAAATACTGTAAATTTTACAGTATATATGACAGTAGAAACGACAGTAAAAAGGGAAGTAAAAAAGACAGTAGAAACGACAGGCATAAATAGAGAAAGAGATAGATTGATTGATGATTATATATATAATATATTACACACACGCACGTGTGAAGAAAATAATTTGAATGATTATGCTAAAAGGCAACTAGAAGTTTACAAACAAGTAATAAAAGAACTCTGTATAGACAAAAGATTTACAGAGCTAGATAATTTGACCTTAGAAGAGCTAGAAAGGTTGTATGAGTATGCAAAAAATGCAAATGATCCTATAGCATATATAAAATCATCTATCACAAAAAATGGGGGAAATGAACATTGAAAGAATTAAAAATAATAAATCCAACAAAAATGACATATGACACCAAAAACATATATTTTAAAAGCAATTTTGGTGATATTGTTATGGATTATGGTGAGGCTTTTGAAATAGCATATACAACACTAGATGCGATGATAGGTGTTGGAGATGATAGAGTTTCAGAATTGTTGGGAGAAATGAATAGAGACAAATATGGAGAAATAATAAATGGTATTCATACTTATGTAGAAATAGCAGATAAGCTAAAAAATGATGGAAGTGTAATAATAGGTTGGACAGATGAAAAATATACACATTTAGACATTTTATTTACTTATGGAGCTTATAAAGAAAATGGAAATATTCTGCAAAGAGGATTACGTGGTAATGATTTATTTGTAAGCATAATAGGTTTAGGCTCTTTCGGTTTCGAAGTAACAAAGCAAGAGAAAGCTAAAGGATATGTAGCAGAAAAGTTAAATTTAAAGGGAGAACCTACATTAAGTAAGTTTACAGATTTAGTAAATGGAGTTATAAAAGAGTTATATAAATAGGGGGTAAAGTAAATGATTAATATAACAGATGTAAGAATAAAAAAATTAGATACCAAAGGAACTTTAGTTGCGAGTGCTGATATAACACTTGACGAAGTTTTTGTAGTTCATGGAATAGATATAATGAATAGTGGAAATGGTCTATATATAAAAATGCCAGACAGAAAACTATCAAATGGTGGATATAAGGACATAGCACATCCTATTACAAGCGAATGTAGACAGTACATAAAAGACACTGTAATAAACGAATATGAGAAAATGTAAGAGGTGTGTATATATGAAATTCGAGGTAATAGGAACACCAGTAGCAAAGGGGAGACCAAGAGTGGGTAAATTTGGCACATTTACCCCCAAAAAAACACTTTATTATGAAAATCTAGTAAGTTACACCTTTACACAAAAATATCAAAATTTTAAGCCTTATGAGTGCGAATTGAAAATGAAGATAACAGCAATATTTGAACCACCTAAGTCTTGGAGTAAAAAGAAACAAAAAGGGGCATTACCTTGTACAGATGATCCACTTAGTGCTATGGGGAAAACAACTAAGCCAGACTTAGACAATATTGTAAAGAGCATAACAGATGCACTTAATGGACTAGCATACAAGGATGATTCACAAATAACGTCTATACTAGCACATAAAGTTTATGGGGAGCAGGCTAAAGTTATTGTAGAGATAGAGGAGATGTAACAATGGGATTAGATATGTATTTTTATAAAAAAGGCTTTGTACAACTTGATGAGTATGGAAGAAGTAGAAATCGAGAGTTATTTGATTATATAACAGAAGAGCAGTTTAAAAACGTGAGTTATGAGGTGTAGATTATGAGTGAAGCAGATGAATTATTTGATGAACTAGGATATGAGAAAGATTTTTTAATAACATATACTTTTATGATATTAAATCATCAATTTGAAATAACTTTTAACAGTATTCAAAAAGATTATTTTATAACAGAACATTATTATGATGAAAAAGGTATTTTTCAAACAAGAAAAATAGATGTTGATGAAACATCTTATGATGTTGCAGAGGCAATAAATAAAAAATGTGAAGAACTAGGGTGGAAATAATGAGTATAGAAGAAGCGATAAATAGATTAAGATATATTGATATGGCTTATAATTGCTACAATCATTATAGTAAATATGACTTAGATTGTATAGCAATGGTATTAAATAATTTAGAAATAAAAGATAGAGTAATACAAAAAATGGCAAAAATGCTAAATAGTCACGATATAGATGATGATATATGTGGTAATTTTGGTAAAAACAAATATTGCAGTGATTTTACAAATGAAAATCTTTGTATAGATTGCATAAAAGAGTATTTTTATAAGAAAGTAGAGGAAGAAAAAAATGAGTAAAACAAGAGATGAAAAAAGATATGAATTAGAAAGAGAACTTGATGATTTGAAAGCATTTGATGGAAACGAAAAGAAAATTGCTAAAATTGAGAAAAAAATAGAAGAATTGGATTTGCTAGATGAATTTGATGAATACAGAAAAAATAGAAGAAATATAGAGCTACAAATCCTAGAAAATAAAAAATTGCATAATTTTATAGAACAAAAAGGGATGAGTGCAGAATGGAATAGATATAAGGAGTGATAAAGATGACAGATGAAGAAAAGAAAGCTATTAAAAAAATAGATATTATAGTTAAAGAATGTGAATTAAAGTTTAAAACTCTAGGTTATGAATGTGATCTATATGATGAAGATGAACCAATACCAGTAAATGAATATAGGACACTATTAAATCTAATAGAAAAACAACAACAAGAAATAGAAGATAGCATACCTAAAGAGGCAATAAGAGAATTGCTAGAAAGTGAATACAATGGAATACCAATGTATGAGCTTAATAGAAAGTATTTGCCTAAGAATTTAAAAAGGTTATTGGGGGATAGAGATGATTAAAATATATTTAAGCAGTGTATTAATATATTTTGTTATATTAATGATTAGTTTTAAGCTAGTAGCAGAAATGCTAGATAGTGAGAAAAAAGAAATTATAGGTAAAAAGAAGAAAGGTAAGAAGACAACAGTGCTTTTAATTAGCTTTATACCAATTATAAGGACATTTATTTTAATATATCTTTGGTATATGTTAGTAATGCCAATAGAGGAATTTAAGAAACAATTTGATAAATAAGGAGGGGACAAGGTATGAAAATTACGGTTAATAAAGATATAACAAGCACAGTACAGGATATACTTATAGTAATACTACTAGTAATGTGTATAGTATTCGCATACGATAATGTGCGTCTAAAAGAAGAAAACGAGGAGATAAAACACAGGTACAACGTAGTGCAGGAAGAGAAAATGGAGTTGTTGGAGAAGATAGATACAAGATATTAAAGGGGTGATATTTTGAATACAAAAGAAACAAGAAAATTCCTTAGTAAAAAATTATTCCAGTATAATTGGATGAAAGAAAGAATATTAGACAGAGAAGATGAACTATTATATAAAGCTAGAACTGATATAAATAGCTTTTTAAAAAGCAAGAATAAAATAGGCAGAACAACAGAAGATATGGCAATTATTATAGCAGAAGATCCTGTAATAAGATATAATAGAGCTTGGATAGACGCAATAGATGAGCTACAGATATTACTACTTAATTATCCTGATGAATTAAGGGTGATTAGATACAGATATATAGAAAATACTGAAGAATTAAAAGACAAAGATGTTATGAGGAAAATACAACTAAAAGGAGAATATCCGGATAACGAAAGACAATATTATAGATATAAGAATAAAGCATTAGATAGATTTAAAGAAATATGTATAAAAAAGTATTTGATTAATATACCTGTGGATAACTCATAAAAAAAGTTGTCAGTTTTTTAGGGGTAAAGTGTGATAAAATATATATAATAGGAAATTAACGAAAGATCCAAGTTCGAGCCTTGGCTCAGGCTACTGGCCTGTGTAGTTTAATTGGTAAAACATTCATTTTCTTTAAAAATTAGAATGCTAAATTAAGGGAAGCCTTAGTTTTTCATATATCTATCCTGAACTATAGATTGGTAGGCTTAACCTACCTTATTTGGAAAGGTGGCTGAGTGGTTTAAGGCACTTGTCTACTAAACAAGCATACAAATATTGTATCATAGGTTCGAATCCTATCCTTTCCGCCATAATCAGAATTTAACCTCTTTTACGATGGGACTGTAGTGTGTGCAGTCTCTTTTTATGTGCTTATGTATATATTAAGTAGATAAAAGGAGAGAGATTTTACAAATGAAAAGGAATTATTATAAATATCAAAATGTAATCAAAGAAGAATTAGGAAAAAAATATATGATACAAGTAGAATATATAAAAGAAGATCAGTGCATTTATTGCAAGAAGTACAAGGGCAAAGAATGTAGGCTAAAAATAGAAGAAGGGAAATGTGTTAATTATGAAATTCGAGATAAATAATACTATTTGGATAATAGAAGATGTAGATGAAGCGACAATCAACAATGAGATGAAAAATGATGGGACTTTAGGTGTAACTATATACAAATCACAGAAAATACTATTACTAAAAGACCAAGCTAATATAGTAAAAACATTAAAGCATGAATTAACACACGTTTGGTTGTATGAATATGGGCATAATCAAAGCGAGAAAGAGTTTAATTGTGAGGATGTATGTGAGATAGTTGCTTCTAGTAATGATTTTATAAATAGTATAGTAGATAAGTATTTAGGAATAAATACATTATATTTATGTGATGCTAAAAAGAATAATACTTGTAAAAAGAATAGTTGTTATCTTAATGAAGGTGAATGTATGCAAACTAGTAATAAAAGATTTGCAAGAAAGAAGAATTATGAATATACAAAGCAAGATAAATAAGTTATTAAATGCTATAAGATTTAAAAATATAAATATAAAAATGGATACAATACAAGCTTATTCTGAAGAAAAGGAAAAGTATTTTAACATTTATAAAATCTATATAAAGCAGTGGACAACAAATAAAAAAGGCGAAAAAGTATTTAAGTATGTATTGCAAGATGAGTTTACAAGTAAGATAGATTTACTTAGATATTTAGTAGATAAATACAAAGAAGGTGAGGCAGATGGAAGATGAAGAAGTAAAAGGATTAACAATAAGACAAAAAAGCTTTGCAGATTTATATATAGAAACAGGCAATGCAACACAAAGTTATATAGATGCAGGATATAAAGCAACAAAAAGAGAAGTTGCAGAAGCTAACGCAAGAAAATTACTCGGAAAATACTCGGTACAAAAATATATAGAAGATAGAATGCAAGAACTACAACAAAATTCTATAGCCTCACAAGAAGAAGTATTGCAGTACTTAACAAAGGTAATGCGAGGAGAGGAAAAAGATCAGTTTGGTTTAGATGCTTCTTTGCAAGATAGAACTAAATGTGCTGAGCTACTAGGCAAAAGATATGGTACTTTTGTGGATAAAAAAGAGGTGTCAGGAGATTATACAGTAGAAATTGTAGATGATGTAAATGAATAGTGTAGTAAAAGAAAGAATAAGTTTACAAGAAATAGTAGGAAAAGGTTATGCTACCTTTTGGAATTTCAAAGGTGATGAAGTTATTATACAAGGTTCAAAGGGTAGCAAGAAATCTAAAACTATTGCTTTAAGATGGATGTATTTACTTAAAAAGTATCCAAGAGCTTGTTTATTAGCAACAAGAGATACAGCGACCACATTAAAAGATAGTGTATATGCAGATTTAAAATGGGCTTGCAGAAAATTAAAATTGGACAACGAATGGGATTTTAAATTAAGCCCATTAGAAGCTACTAACAAGAAAACAGGACAAAAAATATTTTTTCGTGGACTTGATGATTGGCAAAAAATAGCTTCTATTACAATTGATGACCCTAATTTGATTTTATGCTGGATATGGTTTGAAGAAGCTTTTGAAATGGATAAGGAAGAAACTTATCGTAATACTAGAATGAGTATAAGAGGAAAATTGCCAGAGGGATACTTTAATCAATCTGTCGCATCGTTTAATCCTTGGAACGAACAGCACTTTTTAGTTAAGAAACTAGTTAGCAAACTTACACCAGATGAAAAGATACTTGAAGAAAAAGGAAAACAAGAAATTATTACAGAAGAAGAACAAGAATTTGAGTATCAAGGAAAGATGACAACTCAAATTGTAAGTCAATTATTTATGATTACAAATTATAAACTAAATGAATTTTTAGATAAAAAAGATTATGCGAGATATGAAAAATTAAAAAAAGATGACTATGAAAATTATAAGACTGTAGGTTTAGGAATGCCAGGAGTAAGCAAAGGTCTTATATTTAGAAATTGGCGCATTGAAGATACAGAAAAATATAAAAATGAATTTGAATTGATAAGAAGGGGTTTGGATTTTGGATATAGTTCAGACCCTTCTGCATTTATACAGGCAGATGTAGATTTAAAAAGAAAAAGGATTATTATTTTTGATGAATTTGGAGCAATAGAATTAACTAACGAAATGCTTGCAAATGAATTGAAAAACAGATTAGAACCTTATGCACTAATAAAAGGAGATTCTGCTGAGCCTAAAAGTATAGCAGAACTCAATATAAAAGGTATAAATATAGTACCAGCAAGGAAGGGACCTGATAGTGTGCTACACGGAATTAAATGGTTAAAAGGATTTGAAATAATAGTAGACCCTAAATGTAAAGGAATAATAGAAGAATTTGGAAGCTATAGGTGGAAAGTTGATAAATTTGATAATCCATTAAATATTCCAGAAGATAAAAATAATCATTATATAGATGCACTAAGATATGCGTGTGATGATTTATACTTAATTAAATAAAGGAGGAAATAAAATGCTAATAGATTCAAAGATTATTAGTGATTTAATAGATGATTTTTTAAAGTCAGATTTAAGAAAAAAGATGGATTTTGGTGATAGGTATTACAAAATAGGTAATGATATATTAAGTAAAGATTTAAGCTCTTATACTGTATATGACCAAGAAAAGGGTATTAATATAGTAAAGTATAATACTCATAAATCTAATCAAAAGATAGCACATGCTTTTTATACTAAGCAAGTAAATCAAAAGAAGGTATATGTAGCAGGTAAGCCTATAACTATTAATTACTCAGTCCCACTAATATATAATTTGAATGAAGGAGAAAAAAAGAAAAAAGAACAACTTATAAATGATGTAATCTGGGGAACATTGGGATTCAAATTTGAAAAATTAATAAAAAATAGAGTTAAAGAAGCAAGTAATAAAGGAATTGCCTGGATCCATCCTAATTATAGAGATGGAAAACTTGTTTTTGAAAAATACAAAAGCGAAGAATGTATTCCTATTTATGATAATGAGACACAAGATTATTTAATAGGATTTATTCATTTTTATGAGATAGTAGATATGACATCAAATCCTATAAAAAAAATAAAATATGTTGAGTACTGGGATGACAAAGAGGTATCTTATTATATAGAGACTAAGTCAGATGATGGAAGAAGTTTATTTGTAGAAGATGTTAGTAGGGAGAAACCTGGATGCCATTGGAAAACAAAAATTTATGATGTTACAGATAACTCTTTAAAAAGGGTAGAGAATCATTCATGGGGAAGAGTTCCTTTTATATGTGTAGAAAATAACGAAGAACATATAAATGATTTAGAACCTATAAAAAACTTAATAGACGCTTATGACTTAATAAATTCTAATTTTGTAAATACGGTGGAGGATTTAAAAGAAATTGTATGGCTTATTAATGGATATGGAGCAGAAAATATTCTTACTTTAATACAAAATTTGAAGGTAAATGGAGTTGCAAGAACAAATGATGTAGCAGGCAAAATTGATGCTAAAATGATAGAGATTCCTTATGAAGCAAGACAAGCATTATTAAAAGGATTGAAAGAGTTAATATACGAATTTGGTAGATCTGTTGATACAAGTAACAAGGACTTAATAGGGCAGGCACCATCAGGTGAATCATTAGAATTTTTATATACAGATTTAGATTTAAAAGCAGACGATATTATAGTAGGTTTAAAGACAGCTATATATGAAATATTGTGGTATGTTATACAAGATTTGAAAAGGCGAAATATATTAAAAGAAGATATAGATGAATTTGATTTTAAAATTGAATTTAATAAAACACGAATATTCAACGAAGTTGAAAAAGCAAACGCATTAAGTAATGATACTGTATTAAGCACTAGAAGTAAACTTGAAAAGCATCCTTGGTGTGATGATGTTGATGCAGAACTTGAAAGAATAAAAAAAGAAAAAGAAGAGAATATGAAAATGCAGAGTTTAATATTTAATAGCAGTGGTGGATTTGATGATCATGCACATAGTGATAATGATAGTACCAACGAATAGGAGGTGCTATTTTTATGGCAAGAAAACCTAAAGGCTATTGGGAGAAAAGACAAACAGAACTACTTAAAAACCTCGAAAAATCTACTGAGCCAACTATAAATGATTTAATAAAGATATATAATAAAGCAACGTCTAATATTAATGAAGAAATAAGAAAAATATATAAAAATTATTCTAAAGATAGCACATTAAGTAAAGAAGTGTTAAATCAATTACTTAATAAAAAAGAGTCTGAGATACATCAAAAGAATTTATTAAAAGTAATAAATAGTAATATAAAAGATGAAGATTTAAAAAAGAAGCTTATAACAAAATATAATGCACCTGCTTATTCTTATCGTATAAGTAGATTGCAAGCTTTACAAAATAATATAGATATAGAATTAAAACATATAGCTGAACTTGAGGAAGAAGTCACCAAATTAAGATATGTGAAAACAGTAGATGAAGCATACTATAGGAATATATATGATATCCAAAAAGGAACTGGTTATGGTTTTAGCTTTTCTCAATTAGATACTAGAACCATGGATATACTATTAAAACAAAAATGGATAGATAATGGTAACTTTTCTACTAGAATATGGCAAAATAACGATAGATTAAATAAATTTATGAAAATAAACTTTACAGCAGATATGATGACTGGTAAATCAATAAGTAAGATTGCTAAAGAATTATCAGAATATATGAATATAGGTATATATAATGCAACTAGGCTAGTGCGAACAGAAGTAAATCATTTTGCAAATGAAAGCGAAATGTTAGCATATGAAGAGTGTGAAATAGATAGATATGAGTTTATATCAACTTTAGATAATGTAACCTGTGATAGATGTGCAAGCTTAGACAAAAAAGTGTTCTATGTAAAAGATAGAAAACCACGGAAAAAATTGTGCTCCCATTCATCCTCGGAGATAGATGTACAACAGTAGCGTATTTTGGAGATGAAGAAATAGAAAATTTACAAAGAAGAGCAAGAGATCCTGTAACAGGTGAAACATATTTAGTTGGCAATATTAGTTATGAAGAATGGAGAAAACAAATAGATAATAAATATGGAGAAAATACATTAAGTAAATATCATAAAATGTATAATAATACTAGTTCAGACAAAGAACAATATAATAAATATAAAAATATACTTGGTAAAGAAAAAATGCCTTCTACATTTGCAAAATTTCAAGATTTGAAGTATAATAATAGTAGCGAATATGATAATCTAAAAAGTATATATAATTTGAAAAAACACTATAATAGTGCGATTTCTAATGGAAGTTTATCACCTTTAGTTGATTTTGATTTATATGAAAAAATGAATGAAGATGTAAAACAATATGTTGTTGGATTAAAAACTAATAATTGTAAGATAAAACATTATAATAATATAGAAATAAAATCATATTCTAGACATTTTGTAGATAGAATTTTTGGAAGTATTGAAGAACGAAGAAGTGGTGTTGAGCTTGATGATATAGTTGATACTATTAAAAATAGTAATAGTTTTAGAGAAAGTAAAAGAAATGGTTCTATAAAAATAATTGGGGAAAAATGTATAGTTTCTATTAATCCAGAAACAGGAAATTTAATACAAGTAAATCCACAGTAAAAGGAGAAAAAATATGAAGTTTATAATATCAGAAGAAGATAAAAATATTTTAAAGAAGTATAATATAAATATAGATGATTTTGATGATTTAAAAGAATTATTGTTTGAAATAGATGATGAAATGACAAGTCATGTAGACGAACATGACGAACCATTAAATGAATTTATAGAGTTACAAAAAGTATATGATAGAATATATTATGCTAATAAAAAATAAATAGTTAATAAGAGTTATAGATAATAACTATAGCTCTTTTATTATGCCTTAAACAGAGCAGTTTAGGGCATTTTTTATACCCATTTGCTTGTGGGAATATAAAATAAGCAACTTTTCACTCTGGTAGCACCAGAATAAAAAAGCTAGAAAGGTAGGGTTAACTATGGAATGGTTAATAAAATTATTAAAAGATGCAGGAATAGAAAATGTGGAGGAAATTGAGAAAAATATTTCAAAGGAATTGCCTAAATATTATAAACCTGCAAATGTTTTCAATGAAGTAAATGAAAAATTAAAAAATGCAAATACAGAAATTGAAACATTGAAAGCGACTCAAGAAAGTATTCAAACAGAATACGAAAATTATAAAAAAGGCTCTATAAGTCAAGCTGACTATGAAGCTAAGAAAAAAGAAATTGAAGACAATTCAAAAGCAGAAATAGAAAAAGTAAGACTAGAGAGTAAAATTGATTTAGCTATTAATAATGCTAAAGCAAAAAATGTGAAATCTGTGAAAGCAAATCTTGATCTAGATAATATAAAACTAGATGGAGATAAACTTTTAGGATTTGATGATCAAATAGAAGCTCTAAAAAAGAGCGATTCCTATTTATTTAACATTGAAAAAGAAATAGATGATGGTAATGGTGGAGAAATTCCTAGAAAGAAGGAGACAATTCCATTAAATAATAATGAGTCAACAAAAGCTGATCAAATGTTAAAAGCAATGGGACTTAAATAAGAAAGGATGATTTAAAATGATAACTTTAAAAGAAGCTAAAGAATTAACAAATGATAAATTAACACAAGAGGTAATTGATGAATTTAGACAAGATCCGATTCTAAATATGTTAGAATTTGATGATACAGTCACTTCAAATGGAGAAACAATGACTTATTCTTATAATAGAATAACAACACAGCCAACAGCTGGAACAAGAGCAATAAATGGTGAGTACACTTCTCAAGAAACAAAAACTTCAAGACAAAGTACTGATTTAAAAATAATGGGAGGTTCTTACAAATTAGATAGAGCACTTGTAAAAGGAGAAAAACAAGTAGTTGATCAAGTTGACTTCCAATCTAAACAAAAAGCTAAAGCTACTAGAGCAGAATTTGCTAATTTATTTATTAATGGAGATATAGCAACAAATCCTGATGAGTTTGATGGATTAAAAGTAATTGTTGCTAATAAATCAACAGACTATGTACCAGCAGAAGCTATCGATTTATCTGATTCAGATAAAATAGAAGCAAACTATAAAAAGTTTTTATATTTACTAAGAAAAATGAATGAAAAACTTTCAAAAGCACCAGATGCATATTTGATGAATGGTGATATGTATGCTGTATTTCAATCAATAGCTGATAGAGTTGCAAATATAAAGTATACCAAAGACGAACTAGGCAATGAAGTATTAAAATATGGTCCAACAATTTTGGCAAAAGTTGGAGATAAACCAGGAACATCAGAATCTATAATCTCTACAGATGAAACTACTGGAGAAACAGAAATATTTGCTGTATGTTTAGATAGAGAAAATGTTCATGGAATTTCTTTAAGTGGAAGTCCATTAATTGAACAACATTTACCAGATTTCTCAACTGCAGGTGCAGTGAAAGAAGGAGATGTTGAAATGATTGCTGCTGTAGTCGCAAAGACAACTAAATCTGTAGGAAGAATAAGTAAAATAAAAATACAATAAGGAGGAGAGTTTAATGATAACTATAGAAGTAAAAAATAAAGAGTTTAATGGTGAAAGATGTGGTATAGGTTTTGTAAATGGAATTGCAAAAGTTGATAGTATTACACCAGAGCAAGAAAAATTCTTTAAAGAAATGGGATATGTAGTATTAAAACCTAAAAAATCTGATAAGTAGGAGAGTCAAATACTCTTCTACCTCTATTTTAGGAGGTAGAAATGGATTTATTAAATAAAGTAAAAGAAAGGCTTGATATTACTGATAATAATCAAGATAAAAAGATACAAGGATATATTGATGATATTACAGATAAGATAAAATCTGTATGTAATAGAATTGATTTACCTGAAGAATTAGAATATTTAGTTGTTAGATATGCTATGAATTGTACTGTATTCTATAAAAATGGATATGGGGAAGGTAAACAAGTAGTTTCTAGTGCAACTGACCACGAACAAACAGTACATTTTAAGGATGTAGGAGCAGTTACTGTAGATGATGTAGATATTGATAAGTATATAGAGAAAAATATGGATGAAATATCTATGTACGCATATATGAGGTGGTAGTATGAATATACCAGAAATGTTTAAAAAGGCGATAGCTGATACTTTCTATGATAAAGATATAGAAATATGGAATACTGGAAAGATTAAAACACCTGAGGGGGCAATAATTGGAACTGGTAAAAAAGATAAGATAGATAGTTTTAAAGGCAATTTTCAATTTAAAACCAGAGAGTATATACAGCAAGAATATGGAAAAGAAATTGAAGCTAATGCGATAGTTACATGTAACAAAACGATAGCTAAAATGGGAAATATACTTGTATATAATGGACTAGATTATACTATTGTAAGTCTAGTTCCTTCTGATAGTCATACTACATTGATTGTAAATGGAAGTGATACAAATGGCTAATATAGAAGGATTAGATGAACTACTTGCTAATTTATCTGGATTAGGTGGAAATGTAAAAGAAAGTGCCAGAAAAGGACTTGAAAGAGGAGCAAAAAAGATACAGAGAAATGCTAAACTACTTACACCAGTGGATACTGGAAATTTAAGGAACTCTATAAAGACTAATTCCAAAACTACAGTAGAAGGTGCTGAAGCACAAATATTTACAAATTGTGAATATGGTGCTTATGTAGAATTTGGAACAGGTCAAAGGGGAGCTTCGAGTCATATTGAAAAACCAGAAGGTGCAAATATAAGTTATAATTATAGGAAAATGGGACAAAAGGCACAGCCATATCTATCACCTGCATATTTACATGCAAAAAACACAGGAGAAGTAGAACAAGAAGTAATAAAATCTATACAACAAGATATAAGAAAATTGGAGAGTGGTAAAAAATGATAAATTTAAAACCACAAATAAGAAAGAAATTAGAAGAAATCTCTAGTGTTGAGGTTTTTTATTTTTATCCTGATGAGTGGGTAAAAGATAAAATAATAAGTTATTATGAATTAAATAACTCAGAGGCAAGTGATGCAGACGATGAAGAGTATAGCAGTAATATTGCTATTCAAATAGATATTTGGTGTAATACACCTGATGATTGTTCTGTACTTGCAATAGAAGTAAATAAAAAAATGAAAGAGCTAGAATTTAAAAGAACTTTAGTTCTTGATTTATATGAAAAGGATGCAATAAAAAAGCATCGCAAAACTATGCGTTTTGAAAAAGAAGAAATTTTATAAAAGGAGGAAATAAAATGTCAAAGAAATATTTAAAAGGATTTAGTAGATTAAGTATATTTCCAGTATTGGAAAATACAGAAACAAGTTACAAAGTAGGAGAAAGAATATCTGTAATTTCTGCACAAAAATTATCTAAAGAAGAACAAGCAGAAGAAGAAGAAATACTTGCAGATGATGAAGTATGGGATACAGATTCTGATGTGACAGGGGAAGACGTAACAATTACATTAGCAGAATTATCCAACGAATTAAGAGCACAATTAAGAGGTGGAACATATAACAAAGAAACAAAAACATACAGTTTTAGAAAAGGAGATGTTGCACCAGAATTAGCATGCTCTTATAGAGGATTACTAGCTGATGGTACATATAGAATGTGGAAACAATACAGGTTTAAAGTTTCTAAAATTAAAATGGATTTGGAAACAAGAGGTAGTGGAAATAAAAGTGGAGTGGAAATTACAGGAAAATTCTTAAATAGAAGCTGTGATGGACTATTTTATGATATTCAAGATACAGAAACAGGAAATTCTGATTTAACATGGCTTGATACAATACCAACAGTAGCACCAGAAGGAGAGTAAGATAGCTCTCCTCTTTTTTTATATTTAGGAGGAGGAAAGAAAATGGCAAGTAATGAACAAAAAAGTTTAGCTAAAGTAGTAAAATTACATGGAATAGAAATAAGAAAAATGCCTTGTGGTAAGTATTTCGAGGCTTTACAAACATTAAAAAATTTACCAACAGATTTTATAAAGGAATTATCAGAAGGTAATGAAGAATTTAAACTATCTGAAATGATTACTATGGAAAATTTAACAGTGTTAGTAACAAAATTAATGCTAATAGCACCAAAGTTTTTATTTAGTTTTTTATCTAATATTTTAGATGTAGATGAAAGTGTTTTAAGAGATGAACTATCTCCAAATGAACTTTTAGAAGTATGTATTAAGTTTTGGGAGGTAAATGAATTAGAAAATTTTTTCAGCAAAATGAAGTCGATTGTAAAGAAGAGTACGACTCTAATTGGCTTCAAAGAACAATTGCCATCTGCATTAAAATCGGAATAAGTAAAAAAGAATTTATGGAAAATTACTACATAGATGAAATACCAATAATTATGCAAGAATATGCAGAATTAAGTAAAATACAGGATAGTAACGAAGAAGTCGTATCTGCAGATGATTTTTAATAATATATCACTTTTGTCGAAAAATGTCGAATATATTGCTTTTGTTTACATTATAACATAAAATGTAGATGGAGGTTATGTATATGGAAGAAAATAAAAAAGAAGATTGGGGAGTTACTTGTAAGCACTGTGGAAAAGAAATGGAAAGCTGGAGAACATATTGTCCTAATTGTAATAAAAAGATAAGAAGTGATAGTGAGATAAAAAGTAATTTACATACAATAAGCTTAAACATATGTGCAAATTTAATGTTAATATTAGGAATTTTATCAACAATAGCGATATTTATAAATTTTTCTACTATTAAAGTATTAAAATCAAGTTCAACTTTATATACACCTATTTATGATACACAAATAAATTGGTATGGTATATTAGGTGGTATAGGTATGTTATTAGCAACATTTACAGTCTATTATTTATGTAAGACTGTAATAGATATATATAATAAGTAAAAATTTTATTTTGAGTTGAGTTAAAAAACTTAGCTCATTTTTTTATGCCAAAAATAACTGAAAGAAGGTGAAATAATGGCAAGTGAAACACAAATAGGTAAACTAGTTATAGATTTACAATTAAAAACAAAAGCATTAGAAAGTGGTTTAAATACTGCTAAAAAGAAATTGCAAGAGATAGAGCAAAATAATAAAAGTTTAGAAAATAGTAATAAAAGTTTAGATGCAAGTTGGATTGCAATGTCAGCAGCTGCTGTAACTGCATTAGCAGGAATTAAAAAGGCTATATCATCAGCAATAGATGAGTATAAATCTTATACTCAAGCTATGGAGTCTTTATCAGATGTTGCAGACTATACTGGACAAAATTTATCTGATATGAGTGAAATAATGGATAAATATTCTTCTGTAATGAATAAATCAGATATTGCTGCTACTATAAAGAATTTTAGTTTAATGGGTATGACTATAGAAGAAACAGATAAAATGATACAGGCATTAACTAATAGTGCTATAAGAAATAGAAATGCAAATTATACAGTATCAGAAGCGGTAAAAGTAGCTTCTGATGGATATAGGCAAGGATTATCTACATTAAGTGATAGTGCAGGTGTTACTGAAAATTTATCAGTAATGTTGGATAATTATGCTAAAAGTATTGGTAAAACAGCTAGTCAATTAACAGAAATGGAAAAAAATCAGGCATATGTAAATAGAACTATGTATGCTGCTGAACCATTTGCAAATGCAATGGATGGATATTTGGATAGTTTAGCTGGTAAACAAGGGAAATATGCACAGGCTATGAAAGATACACAGGTTGTATACACAGAGAGTTTAGAACCAGTTCTATCAGGCATTTTAGAGATTGGCACAGGAGTATTGGCTTTTGTTGGAGATTTTATAGAAAACAATAAAGAATTGACAGCAGGAATAACAACCTTTGGAGTTACTTTAACTGGGGTAATAGCAATAATAAAACTAGCACAGGCAGCTATGACTTTATTAAATTCAACTATGCTAGCCAATCCAATTACATGGATTGTTGCAGGACTAGCATTAGTAGTAGGTTCTACTGTGGCTGTTACACAAGCAATTATGAATAATAAAAAAGCACAAGAAGAGTTGAATGCTGCACAAGAGCAACACAATGCTATAATGCAAGATACAATAGAATTAAATTATGATAATGTAAATAATATTCAAAAAAGAGTAACAGAAATGGAAAATTATACTAAGGCATTAAAAGAATATGATAAACTAAATAAAAAAATAAACACAGCTGAAATATTGATTGGAAGACTAGAAGAAGAGGGAAAAGGCGATACAGAATATGTAGAAAAAATGAAAGAAAAAGTTAGTGAGTGGAAGACAGAGTTAATTTTGCATAATGAACAACTTAATATAGAATCAGATAAATTAAAGGAAATTTTTAAGATAGAAAAACAAGGAACTTTAGTTGAAGAAGATTTAGTAAATATACAAGATCAATATAACAAAAAGCTAGATGAAACTAATGCAGAACAAAAAATAAGAGAGGCTATGGATACAAAAACAGTAAAAACACATCAGAAAGAGGCAGCACAACTAAAACTTAAAGTAGAACAAATGCAGAAGTATTTAGATGTTGTAAAAAAAGGAGAAAAAGGTACATCAGAATATCAAAATGCAGTAAAAGAATTAGCAAAAGCATATCCAGAGGCAGCAAGTGCAGGTGGTATTCTTGAAGATGTTGCTCAAAATTATATTAACACTGAAAAAGCAGCAGCAGAACAAGCCTGGAATGATTCGCAAATAGAAATAAAAGCAAATCTTCAAGTCGTAAACAGCTTTTTAGAAATGACAAGAGCGGCGGAAGGAAATGCACAAAGACAAGCAGAATTAGCAAGTTTTATTGGATTAAAATATGAAGAAATTATCCCAACACTTACTAGTGTATCATCGATTTTAAGTGCTATGTCTGATATTCCAGTTGCACAAGTAGCAGGTATCACGCCTGACATATCTGATGTAGGAGTAACAGCAACAGGTGGTGGTTATTCTAACGAAGCATTAGATAACTATAAAAGGCAAATAGAACATAAGAAAGCATTAGACAAAATTACACTAAAAGAAGAAATACAAATGTATGAAACTGCTTTAAGGAGCTATGCAAATACAGCAGATGAAAAAATGGAATTAAGAGAAAAAATCTATGAACTAAATAAAGAATTAGCGCAAAAAGAAAAAGAAATACTTGAGCAGCAAACTGAGGATTATGAAGCGTATATACAAGAACAAAAGAATTTGAGAGGTGCAGCTTATGACGTTGTAGAACAAACAAGAGACTATGATAAAATTATAAGAATGCACAAGAATTATTTAGATCAAATAATGAAAGATGAGAGGCTATCGCTGGAAGAAAGAAAAGAAATTTATAGAGAAGAATTACAAACTATAAGAGATTACGAGCAACAAAAAAGAGATTTAAGAGTGGAATCTGTGGATAATACAGTGTCTCAACTTACTACTGCAATAACTAAACAACTAGAAGAAGCTCAGAAAAAAGATAAAGAGGCAATAGATAAGAACCTTGAAGAAGTTGAAAAGTGGAAAAATGCAAGAATTGATGCTATTAACGAAGAGTACGATGCAAGAATAGAAGCAATAAATAAAGAACTAGATGCACTAAATAAAGCAGAAGAACAAAAATCAAGAGATGAAGAAGATGCAGAGTATGAGAGAAAGAAACTAAGATTAGAGCAGCTTATAGCATATGAACATGATGCAACAACCAAAGCTAATTATCAAAAAGAATTAGATAAATTAGTTGCTGAATATCAAAAGACTTTAGATAATAGGGCTTTACAAGATAAAAAAGATGCACTAAATGAACAAAAAGAGTTACTACAACAAGAACAAGATGAAATGACTAAAAATGTTGAAAATGAAGCTGATAGACAAAAAGAAATATATGAAAATCAATTAACAGAAATGGAAAAATATTATGATGAACAGATAGATATGGCTCAAGAAACAGCAGAGAAAATGTTACTTAATGTACAACAAAATCAAGATCAAATACTTAATTTATTAAAAACATATGGTAATAAATATGAGATAACTGGGCAAAGCTTGGGCGAAAAATTAGCACAAGGTATTAATAATGGACTTTCTAATAAAATACAAAATATGATACAAAGAGTTCAAGATACAATAGATGCTAATCTAAATGCTAAAATAAAAGAGTGGACAGCAAGCAATTATAAATATGAAGTAGGAAGTAATAAACCTCAAACTACTACTCAAAATATTACAATAAATCAAACAAATAATATTGAGCAAAATCCAGAAATGCCATCTGAAACATATAGAAAATTGAATAATGTAAGTCAGAATCTAGCTTCTGAACTTGCTGGAATTTAGGAGGTGTTGCAATGCAAAGATTAGAAGTAATTAATTTAGCTTTAGGAGAAAAAATCGTATTTGACAGTGTTGGAAGTGAAAATGAGGATATACTTTTAAGCCATATCGAAGGTTTAGGTATTCCATCTGCAACATCTCAAAAAAGTCAAGGTATTTCTCAAGATGGTTGTGATGCAGAGGATACATTGTTAGATACTAGAGTAATAAAATTAGATACTACTATTAGAACTAAAAATAGAGAAAAACTATATCAATTGCGAAGGAGAATATTTAGAGTTATAAATTCAAAAACTTATAATCCCAAAACTAAAAAAAGAGGAGAATTGTTACTATATTACACAAACGATTATAAAAAATATAGAATATATGCAAGAGTAGAAGATATTGTAGATTTTAATCAGAGAAAGAATAACAAAGATAAAGCTACAATATCTTTTTTATGTGTAAATCCTTATTTCTTAGATGAGGAAGACTATGAAACATATATAAAATCTATGGAAGGTGGTCTAAGGTTTAAATTACATTTTCCTACTAAATTTGCAGAACTTAGTTTCTATAAAAATATAGTAAATGAAGGTGATACAGATGCATCTGTTGAAATAATCTATACTGGTTTTGCTGAAAATCCAACGATATACAATGATACAACTGGAGAATTTATGAAAGTAAATATGATAATAGATAGTGGACAGAAGTTGATAATAAATACTGCTGATGGACAAGAAACAGTAAATCTTATAGATACAGATGGCACTGTAACAGATGTATATAATAATATAGACCTTAATAGTACTTTTTTTAAACTTATAGTAGGAGAAAATAAATTACGTTATACTTCTAATAATGAAACTAATAGGGACAGTGTAAGTATTAAATTTTCTAATCTATATACTGGGGTGTAAGCTATGAATAAAAATTTTATAGAGATAATAGACCAAAATTTTAATCTTTTAGGAATAATAAGTAATTTTGAAAGCTTAATATTTGTTAGAAATTTATATGAAGCTAGTACATTTGAACTTACTATAAATAAAAGTAAGGCTAATACAAATAAACTAAAAAAGGATAATATGCTTGTTATTAATAAGAAAGATAATAAAGTATTAATAATAGAAAAAGTAGTTACAACTACAGTAAAAAATAGTAAGACTTTAAAAGTAAGTGGAACCTGTGTAAAAGGATTAGCTAAAAGAAGAATAGTAGCAACTAATGGATATGATAGAGTGGCAGAAGATTATGCAGAAAATATACAAAAACACTATCTAAAAAAACATATGGTAGAGACATACTATGATGATATAAGAACACCTGAGAGAGACTTTCCAAATGTGAGAATAGTTAAAAGTCAAAACAGAGGCATTAAAACAGTATGGCAAGCAAGACTTACAAATCTACACGATGAAATAAAACATATATCTGAAGATACTGGACTAGGTTGGGAAGGTATACTTGATAGAGATGATAAATGTATTGAATTTGATAGTATAGAAGGAACAGATAGAAGTATAAATCAAACTGCTACGCAAAATACACATCAGTATTTAACTAGATTTACGCATGAAGAACTAGCAAAAATGACATATGAAGCAATGAAAGGTAATAAAAAACTACCTTTCATTATTTTTTCAGAAAAGAAAAAGAATCTTATTGATGGTAAATCTACAGATGATAGTACTAATTATAAAAATGTAGGATATGTTGCAGGAAAAGGAGAAAATGAGGATAGACTTATAACTGTTTTAGGTTCTGCTACAGGATTTGATAGAAGAGAAGTTCTAATAGATTTAAATAATATAGAAGATCCACTTGAACTAAAACAAGAGGGGCAAAAGAAACTTGATACATATAAAGAAATTAAAAGTATAGAAGGAAAAGTATATCAAATTCCTAATATGGAGTATGATGAAGACTTCTTTTTTGGTGATATAGTAACGCTTGAAACAGATGGAATATATGAAGATAAGAGAATAACTCAAGCTAAGGAAATATACGAGAGAAATAATATAAGTGTTGAGCTAGGATTCGGAGATAAAATACCAAGTCTTGCTGAGCAAATAAAGAAAATGACAGAAAAACCAATAATTTAAAGGAGGGATAAAAGGTGAGTGAAGTTGTAACATTAAAAAGTTTTCCATACGACTCTTTAGAGACTAACGGAGCATATGATAGGGAATATGAAGCTAAGATTTTTAGAGAGTATTTTGCTAAGTTCTTAAGTACAGGTGTATATTTTGGAACATATAAAAATTATGGAGAAAATTCTCTAAAAGTAACTTTAGAAGGAAATTTAAGTGTAAAAATAAATAAAGGATGTGGCTTAATAGAAGGTGTTGATTTTGAACTTGAAAATGATAAAGTGATAACTTTTACTAGACCAGATGCAGGGACACAAACAGATAGAATAGTTATAAAGGCAGATAATACACTTGCTACAAGAGCAACACAGCTATATGTGAAGACAGGTAATACAGAACTACAAAGAGATGAAAATATATATGAAATATGCATTGCTGAAGTAACTGTAAAAGCAACTGCAAACTTAACAGAAGCAGATATAGTGGATACTAGGTTGAATAAAAATTTATGTGGCATTGTTAATTCATTAATTACAATAGAGGGTGAAGAGTTGTATCAACAATTCAAAGCATATATAGATACAGTTACTGATGAATTAGTTAGAAAAGACCAGGATATTGTAATGACTGGTACTATTACAGATGAACAGGGCAGAGGATTATCAAAAAATGATTTTACTGATACATATAAAGAAAAACTAGATAATTTGAATAACACGATAGTAGAAAACACTTTAACAAGTACATCTACAATAAAAGCCCTAAGTGCAGCAATGGGAAAAGATCTAAATGATAAAAAGCAAGCAAAAATCAAATATGGAAAAAGTATACCTACATCTCTTGAAGAGGGAGAAATATACTTACAATATTTTGATTAGAAAGTAGGTGAAGTTTATGGCAAGTAGTGGCTCTTTTGATACAAATGCATATACTGGAGTTTCTGTTGGAACTCCATATTTAGAGTTTTCTTGGAGTATTAGTGGGAGAGATTCAAATAATAACAAACATACAATACATTATAAAGTAGTTGGAAAAGGTTTAAATGCTTATCAATATTGTCAATTACATCGTTTTAAGTTAGTAATAAATGGAGATACAGTAAATGATACATCTGATATATCTATTGCAGTTTATAATGATACAGTTGTTGTTGAAGGTGACAAAGATATATATCATGAAGCTGATGGAAGTAAAACCTTTAGTGCAGAAATTATAGCAGGATTCTATAGTTACAACGTTGAAAATGTAAGTGGTAGTAATTCTTGGGAATTAGATAAATTTGAAAGATATGCTACTATATCTGTAAATGAAAATAGTAAAGATATAAATTCTATAAAAATAAATTGGAGCTCTAATGCTATTATTTCTAGTGTTAAATATAGCATAGATAATGGTGTAAATTATTCGGCTTATAAAGGTGTAAATGCAAAAAGTGGAACTGTGACAATAAGCGAACTTGAAGCAAATACTACTTATAAGATTAAAATAAGAATAAAGAGAAAAGACAACTCTTTGGAAACTACTAGTGGCACAATAACTGTAAAAACTTTTGATTATGCAAAATTTACAGATTTAAATAACTCTAACTTTGCAGATAATGTAAATATTAGTAAGGACAATGCAAGTGGCTTAAATAACGATTTAGAATTATACATAAATAATGAAATAATTTTAAGTAGAAGTAATATAGAAAATAGTTATGATCTTATTTTTACACAAGAGGAATTAGATAAAATATATAAAAACTATAGAAATAGTAATACTTTAGTTGCAGAATATAGATTAATTACAGTATGTAACAATGTAGCTTATACAAATGAACAAGAAAAAAATATAGTTTTAACTGGTAATGCTAAAACTAGTAGATTAAATATAAATAATACTAGTAAAAGAGCAAAAGTGTATGTAAACATAAATGGAGTAATTAAAAAAGCTATTGTATGGGTTGGAGTTAATGGAACTCCAAAAAGATGTATTTAGGAGGTGTAAAATGGCAAATTATACTACAAATTTAGAATTAGAAAAACCATTAGCAACAGAGGCATATGACATAAATGTATTTAATGGAAATATGGATAAGATAGATGCAGAATTTATTAAAAAACTTAATATAGCAGAAAAAGCAACAACAGAAGAAGCACTTGCGGGAACTGATACTACTAAGTATATAACCTCTTATACTTTAAGTTCCGCATTAGGAAATTTAGTAACTCAAATTCAAAGCTCTGTAGAAAACTTACTATTAGAAAGAGACAAACAGAAATATCATATCGGAAAATTAGTACTAGAAACATCTAATACAAATCCTGCTACTTACTTAAACTTTGGCACATGGGTACTATGGGGATCTGGTAGGGTGCCTGTAGGTGTAGACTTGAATGATGAAGACTTTAACGAAGTTGAAAAGACTGGTGGAGAAAAAATGCATACACATAAATATGGCTTACAATATGGCGAATATTATAGTGATTTGTCTATAAAATCAAACCCAAACTCTGGCTTATTAAATTATACTAGTGATAAAGATTATTCTTTAGCTAATAATAGTAATAATTTAGGCAATTATAATGTTCCTATAAATAGTGGTAATCAAGAGGGTGCAAAAAGCCAAAGTATGGGTCACTATAGAATTATAGCTAATACATCACACGCAGAAAGCAGAGAGCCATACATTACCTGCTATATCTGGAAAAGAGTGGCGTAGGAGGTGTATGAAATGGAAGAAGTTATAAAATTATTGTTAAGTAGTGGCGGAACAGTTGTAATGGCTGTTCTTTTTATTATTTTCTTGTTCTACGATCGAAAAGATAGAAAAGAAAAAGCAGAAGAAGAAAAGAGAGAACGCAAAGAAGAAAGAGAAGCCAATAATAAATTGCTAGGCGAACTATCTGCATCTAATAGAAATATAGCAGAGAGCTTAAATTTGTTAAAGACAAGTATAGATACAAACAATACAGAATTTCGCCAGCACGACGAAAGATCTATAAAAGAATTTGGAAAAATAAAAGAGCATTTTATAAAAATAGAAGAACATATAAAGTAGGGAGAGAATAAGTTTAATTCATTTAGAAATATTAAATTTTTATTACAAATTACATAATAATGTAAAAATATAAATATACATATAATATTTATAAGATAGCTATGTTTTATTAAATTACATAATTATGAAATATTAAAAATGTTGAAAAAATTTGACAATAATTAATAAACGTGTTATAATGTAAATACGATAAGGATAATATTATGTAACCTTATTGTTAAATGGTAAATAATAGTTCATTTATTTGCCCTAATTGCTCGAAGCTGTGAATATCAAGCATTAGTTTTGTGAAGATAGACTGGGAATTTCTATCTTCTTTTTTTTGTATATTTTAATTAAAATTGAATATAATAAAAATAACCCAACTGGGAATTGGGTTATTTTTTAATTTTTGTTACGAAAAAATTTAACTATGTTAAATATGATAGTTAAAAATCCCGTAACTGCGACAATTAATGCTGTGACATCTTGCATAAGTTTTGGCCTCCTTTCTGCTCTACAGATACAGAAAAAGGATCAAAAAGACTTTCTGCTCTAACGAATAGAAAAGAGCTAAATTAATTATAGCATTAACAAAGCATATAAGCAATAAAATTCGACAAAAAAATAAAATAGTTTAAGAGAATAGAAAAATCAGTTCTTTATAATGAACTGAAACTCTATTCTCTTTTTATTTAGTAAAGGGGGGAAGTAGATGAAAAAAATGTGGAGCGATGTAAAGAGTTTTGTAACTATAATTATGACAGTTGGATTAATTGTACTTTTATTAGCACCTAATATAAATCCACCAAAAGAAATATTAGCACTATATTGTACAAGTTTTGGATCTGTTATAACGTATTTTTTTACTAGAAAGTCTAATGAGACAAAAGCAGACGAAAATGAGGGATAGTAAGTATATTACTGTTCCTTAAAAAGTCGCTTAAAATGGAAATATGGAGCTTGATTATGTGAACTAAAAGGAGAAATCTATGAAAGATATTATAAAAAGATTTATTTGTAAAAATATAATAAAAATACTAATAATTTATAGAGATAGTATAGAACATAATGGGTTAGATTTTAAAAATTACTTAGATGATAAAATCTATTTTGAAATTATATTTTTGATTAGATTAATAAAAGAAAGAAATGATGAAAAAGATGAAAATAATTATAAGCCAACCTATGAAATGCAAGACTAATAAAGAGATAATGGAAGAAAGAAAAGAAGTAGTAGAAGAACTACAAAAGCAAGGGTATGAAATAATAGATACTGTATTCGACATTCAAAATGGTACACCATTACAATATTTAGCAAAAAGTATTGAAATGATAGATAAAGTAGATGGTGTGGTATTTATGGCAGGATGGGAGAAAACAAGAGGTTGCAGGGCAGAATATATGATAGCCAAAGAATATGGTAAATTTATAAAAATTTTAAGTTAAAGAAAGGAATGAAGAAAATGGGAAGTAAAGAATTTATAGAGAAATGTAAAGAAATAGTAAAGGAATATGCAAAAGAGCATTTAGATAAGAGTGATAATATTCCAGAATTTGAAGTATTTGATGTATGGTATTGTAAAACATTACAAAATCATAAAGCATTATTAAGCACAACATTATTTGATGGTATGTATTATGAATGTACATATAATGGAGATAAAAAAGAATTATATTTTGATGCTTATAAGAAATTTGAAAATAAATGTATAAGAATGGAGGAATAAGTATGAAATTTAAAGAATTTATAGAAAAAGTAAAAGCTATGGGTGGAGTAGACACAGATGGCTATTACGGTAAACAATGCATGGACTTGTACAATTATTACTGCAATAATGTACTAGGTGTACAAAATGTGGGTGCAGATTGTGCAAAGAATATACTAAATAATAAGAACATTATGGCAAATGTAGTTGTTATAGAGAATACACCAGAATTTATAGTACAAAAGGGAGATATTGTTGTATTTAGAGGAATAGAGCCATATGGACACGTTGGTATTTGTCTTGGACCTGCAGATCTAAACGGATTTAAGTGCATAGAGCAAAACTGGAGTAATACACGTGCATTAGAGGAAGTGTGGCATGACTACTTATATGGCAATCCTGTGTTCTTAAGACCTAAAAATCAAGCTAATATAGTAGATAAAACAATAGACGAACTAGCTCAAGAAGTAATAGCAGGAAAATGGGATAACGGAGCAGAAAGAGTAAACAGATTAAATCAAGCTGGCTATAATGCAAAAGAAGTGCAGAATAAAGTAAATGCTATACTAGGAGCTGATAAAAAATCTGTAGATGAAATAGCAAGAGAAGTTATTGCAGGAAAATGGGGAGTAGGTGACGAAAGGTACCAAAGGCTAACAAAAGCAGGATATGACTATAATACAGTACAAGCTAAAGTAAATCAGCTTGCATAATAGATTGGTAGGCTTAACCTACCACCAAATTTTTTCTAAAAAATTCAAAAATTGACAAAATTATAATTTTAATATATAATTCAAATATATAGTAAAAGAGGTAGTAATGGAAACAGAAAATAAAAATAGTAAATCAAAAGTAGGAATACTAATAAAAATAATAATTTTAATAATATTAGCACCTTTTATTTATCCACTAATTTTAAGAGTTTTTGTAAAATTAGGTTTTTTTCGTTCTGTAGAACAATATTTGGAATATATGTTACCGTTTTCAAATAAATATACACTGTTGGTTGTAATAATATTATTAGTATTAATTTTTTTAATATTTGTAGAAAAATTTGATAACATAAAAGATTTCTTTATGGGGTTTGATTTTAAATTTAAAATGGGAGACAAAGAATTAGGAATTAAGCCTAATGATTCAAAAAAGCCAAGTCAAGAAGTATTTAATAAAAGTATGGAAGCTAACTTAAAAGAATCTAAAGAAGCAAAGCTAAAAATAAAAGAGGCTTTAGGTAAGAAAAATGAAAAAAATAATGAAGATATAAAAAACGATGAAGTAAGAGAATTAAAAATATTATTAGAAAACGTTAGATATTTTTCAGCATATAATAATACAAATCATACTTGTAGTGATCTTCTAATATATTTATATAAAAGAAAATCAGTTTCTAAAATTGAATTTGAGGAAAAATTAAGAGAGTATTATTCAAAAAGAATTAGAGGTGTTAATAAAAAGCAAAAAAAAGAGTGTATTAATAGAAAAATTGAAGAAAAAATATTCAATTATAAATATTTAGATATAATAGAAATATCTGATGATAATGAATATATTATTCTTACAGATTCAGGAAAAAAATTTGTAATAGATTATTTGAAAAAAGGGGTTGAAGAAGATGTATGATATTATTGATATTGCGAAATATTTTTTAGCTAAAAATAAAGATTTAACAGATAAGCAAGTTCAAAAGTTAGTTTATTATGCATATAGTTGGTATATTGTTGCTAATAATGAAAGTTCCGATAATATAAAAAATAAATTATTTCAAGAAAATCCTCAAGCTTGGATACATGGTCCTGTATTTAATACATTATATAAGGAGATGAAATATAATATAAAATCATTTTTAGTTAATGATAATTATAAGAAATCAATCAAAGAAAGTGATAAAGAATTACTGGATTTAATTTATAAAGTATATGGTAAATATAGTGGAAATAGATTAGAAGCATTAACACATAGTGAAAATCCGTGGATTTTAGCTAGAAATGGATTAAATGAAGAAGAAAAAAGTAATAATATAATAGATGATAAGGTAATATTTGAATACTATAATAGTTAAGAGCAGATTTATTTCTGCTCTTTATTGATAAATTATACACTTTTATTCTAATAATTAACATAATACTTTACAAAACAAAAAAATATGTTATAATATAAGAGGTATATTAAAATCTTTATGAGAGTAGATCTGGCAAGTGGATCTACTCTTTATTAATATATTCTTGTATTGCAGGTAATAAAATATCAGCTCTAGTTTTGTTATTTTCT